TGGAGCGGCGGGACATGGACCGGCAGGCGTGGCAAGCTCGAGGCGGCGGGGCCTGTCAGGGACGGGCGGTCCCGAGGCGTGGCGATGCCGGGACTGGCGAGGATGGGCGGGACAAGAAGTGGCGAGACCTGGCGAGCCAGCCAAGGCAAGGAGGATGCGTGGCGCGGACAAAAGAGGCATGTCAGGAACAGGCAAGCACTGGCGCACCGGGGCCAGGCGCGACGAGGCAGGCAGGGCAGGACTCGGCGGAACCCGGCCCGGTTCGCAATGGCAAGGCACGGCATTGGATTGGCGCGGCAGGCGAGGCGGAGCGAGTCAAACCGAGACGTGGCGAGGCGCGGATTGGACGGGCATGACTGGTATGGGCCAGACATGGCATGGCATGGCAGGCAAGGAAACAATCAACTTAGAAAACCAAAATGCTTAACCAACGAATCATCGAAAAAGAACTCCGCCGCATCCAAAAGAAATATGGCGCCCTTACGCCGACGGTTGTCGTCCAGGAATCGCAGCCGGAAACCGCCGTCCTCCATCACCGCTTTACCTGGGACGATAACGAGGCGGCTCACCAATTCCGACTCTGGCAAGCCCGCCAAATCGTCCAAGTCGTCCGCTTCCTCCATCCAAAAATGGATACACCGGTACGCAGTTTCCAAAGTGTGACTCTGGAAACCAGAGACGATGATGGCCAGATCCAATCGGCGCACATCTATGTGGACACGAAGCAAGCCTTCAAGAATCCCGCCCTGCGCGCCCAGATCCTCGAACGCGCTCACCGCGAGGCGGCTGACTACGCCGTGCGCTATAAGTCTTTCATCGAACTTGCGGAAATCATCTCCGTTATCGAACGCGTTGTGAAGAAATGATCACTCTCAAACTCGACGTCACCAAACTCGAAAAGAACCGCTTCCACCACGGCAAGAAAGGCATCTACGCCGATCTCATCCTGATCGAGCATCCCAATGACTATGGCGACGATGGCTTCGTCGCCCAGGCAGTCTCCAAGGAGGAACGCGAGGAAGGCATCAAGGGTCCCATCGTCGGCAACTGGCGCGAGACCAATAAGAAAGTAGTTCCACTGCCCCCAGTCAGACCGGCGCCTCCCGAGCCACAACGCCCGCCGCCCAACCCGCAAGGCGAGCTAATCGAAGACGACGACATCCCATTCTGAAAAAAATCCTCCATTTACGAAGAAGCAGTTCACAGATCCAGGAAAGGAAGCCGCGATTGCCGGCGCCATCGCCGAAGGAAGCTTTGAAGCTATCCCCGCTTCCGCCCTCGTGCCAGCCGAAGCATTCTATGACCCGCGCTGGCGCATCATCTATTCAGTCGCCTGCCAATTGCGCAATCAAATCTCGGAGACCGTCGTCTGCGCGGTCTCAGTCAGCGACTACATCACCTTTCATGGTCTCGACCGCGAGTTTCAATGGGCCTTCGATTCCACTCAAACCTTCGATTGGCATTCCTGGCCGACCCATACCGACCCAAGCCTGGCAGGTTCCATTAAGATCCTCGAATATTGCCTCGCCGAACTCGGCCATCTCTATTCCCGGCGCCAGGCCGCCGATATCGGCCAGAAACTCCAGGAGGGCATCCTCGAATTGCCAGCCGCGATCAACTCGCTCCAGGAAATTATCCCCAAGACTGTCAATGGCACCCTGCGTCCGATGATTGCATTCGCCGACTCCCCTCCGGACAGCGCCCAGACGCTGCTCGGCAATCGATTCCTCTGCCGCGAGGGAGGGATGCTCTTTGTCGGCCCATCAGGCATCGGGAAAACCGCCGCCTCTGTCCAGCAGGATTTACTTTGGAGTATCGGCTTGCCGGCCTTCGGGATCGCTCCCGCACGCCCGCTCAAAATCCTCACCATCTATGCCGAGGATGACGCCGGCGACCTCTCCGAAATCGTCTCCGGCATTTTGAGCCATCTTAAACTCAAAGAGTCCCAACTCGAACTCTGCCGGCGCAATTGCATCTATGTCTGTGAGAAATCACTCACCGGCCTCGCCTTCCTCGAAAAGGTCGTCTCCCCGCTCTTGAGCAAATCCTCGCCCGACCTCCTGCGCATTAATCCCCTCCAGGCTTACCTGGGTGGCGATATCAAGGATACCGAATTGACGGCCACCTTCCTGCGCAATACCCTCAACCCGCTCCTCGCCCTCTACGCTTGTGCGGTCGTTCTGGTCCATCACACGCCTAAAACCCAATTCCGCAACACCGAAGACTGGAAAGCCAGCGATTGGATGTATGCCGGCGCCGGGGCCGCCGATATCACCAACTGGGCTCGCGCAGCTCTGGTTATTGACCCTAGCGATGACCCGCACATCTTTCGCTTCATCGCCGCCAAACGCGGATCGCGTATCGGATGGGCCAGCGATAATGGCGACAGCGTCACCATCCGCCATTTCTCCCATTCAGGCTCATCGTCCATCTATTGGCAGGAAACCGAGGAAATTGATATCCCCGACCAACCGCGCACCAACGCCGGCCAGTTTCAAACCAAATTCGTCGCCGATGATATCCTCCCTTTCATGAGCGCAATTGATGCCCTCTCAACCGATGCCATTCGCTTAACAGTCAGCAAGGAAACCGGAATGTCACGCGCCACCTTCTTCCGCCTTTGGGATAACCTCAAAAAAGCGAAGAAAATAACTGAATGCCAATCCAAATGGATCCGAGTCTAGTCTCAACCAGTCTCAAGTCTCACGTCTCACGTCATGAGACTTACCATGGTCTCATTAGTCTCAAGGGGGGGTATGTATTACATACATACTACCCCCCACATGAGACTTTATTCATGAAGACCAGGCGCGGTAGCACGAGACCATAAGACCATGAGACTAAAATGAACCTCGAAACCAAACTCGAAACCCTGGTCAATAACCTTAAATCCATACTGCCCACCGCCGACTACCTCCAACCCTGGCTAACCAAACTCATCGCCGACCCGGATTCTGTCGTCATCATCGCCATCGAAAAACCTCTCCGCAATAAACCACACATCGGAATCGCTTGGCTAAGCCGTAAAGAACGATTACAAGTGCGCAAAGCACTCTCCGCCATCAGGAAATCAAGGGAAGAAAAGGGCGAATCTCAAACCACAGAAATCCCATGCCACTAAAATCAGGTAAATCACAAAAGGTCGTCTCCTCCAATATCAAGGAAATGGTCAAAGCCGGACATCCGCAAAAACAAGCCGTCGCCGCCTCACTCAAGAAAGCCGGCAAAAGCAGAAAATATTAGCGGTCTCAGTCAGATGCCTAAGCGGCTAACGCCCGTCCAAGAACGCTTCTGCTCACTCTATGTCTCATCAGGCAATGCTGCTGAAGCATATAGGCGAGCTGGTTATCACGCGAAGGATGCTGATGTCTGTGCCTGCAAGTTGCTAGGAACTGCTAAGATTGCGAACCATTTACAAGAATTGAAGGCCAAAAATGACCGCAAAATGGCTCTTTCGCGAGACGAAGCGTTGAACATCCTGGCGGAAATCGCTCGAGGACCCCGCGATGAATTCATTCGAGCGAGCGATCAGGAGCGTGCGATCGAGATCGCGTCGAGGATGTGCGGCTGGAATGAGCCTGATGAGGTGAGGTTGAGCGCAGCTAACACGTTGACAGGCTATTTGTTAGAGTTGCGCAAAGAATCGCTCAACGCTCCAATGCTCCTGGAGGATGAACAAAAACCAGACAATGGTGCGGATAATGGTCTAAATGAGGAGGGCGCTAATGACATGATTAGCGCAAGCATTGATACGCAACGACTTAGGTCCTGAATCCGCTATACACAAGAGAGATTATATGATGTTATGGCCCGATCCACGCAATGTCTCGCACGCGATACGCGCGTCCATTGTCTACCTTTTGTCTACCCTCGAGTTGTTACGGTCTGGGCGTAAGAAAGCATGCTTTGTTTTGAAACCGATCGAGGGGGGCACCCCCAAGGCTTGGCGACGGGGCCCCGTCGCCATATGGATCTCTCGTTTTATTCACAGAAAATTTTCGGAATTTTCCAATTTACGGAATTCTGCTGGCGGGGATTTGAGGTGTTCTCGGCTACTGGGATGTGGTTTAGCGACAAAAGTCATTTCTACGAGAGCTACATAACTAACCAGGAGGTAATTTGATGAGAGAGTTGGCGGTTGAGTTTGACCGGGACGGGTTTCTGCACACGCAGGTAGTGAGGGAGGGTGAAATTGCGATTTACCGGCGGGAGCGCATTGGGGGGAGGGCGGAACACTACGAAGTGGTGAGGATTCGGGTTGAGCGTCCGGTGGTGATCAAGGGGCGGGGGTATCCGGAGCGGGAGAATTATCCACGGAGTGAGGACTGGGGGGTGACGGGGTGGACATTTTTGGACATTGAGGGGGCGTGGGAGAAGTTTCGTCAATTGGTGAGGGTGGCGGACTCAGTCAGACTGGGATGTGGCGGGGATTCTGGCGCGAGGGCGGGGTTTGTAATTATTCCGGCGGTGGATCCGGAGGACGATCATACTTGGTGAGGGGATGGATGAGTCTGCCCATGCCGTACTACCAAGACTCAGCGGTGACTATCTACTGCGGCGATTGCCGTCGGATTCTTCCCTTTCTCGGACAGTTCGATTTATTGCTTACCGATCCGCCATACGGGATTGGAGAAAACAATCGGAAGAACTTATCTCGTGGTCTTCTGGCGAAGCCAACGGACTACGGAGATTTCGACTGGGACGCGCAATCAATCGAGCAATGGGTTATTGACATGATGAGACACCACGCGGACAAGCAAATCATCTTTGGCGGGAACTACTATGACCTGCCACCATGCAAGGGGCCGCTTATTTGGGACAAAGAGAACACCGGCGATTTTGCAGACGGCGAGATGGCTTGGAATAATCTCGGGGGTGCGTTGCGTATTAAACATCATCGCTGGAATGGCATGATTCGAAAGGGCCAGGAAGATCGTTTCCATCCCACTCAAAAACCACTTGAAGTTATGACTTGGTGCATTGCCCAAGCCGAACCAGTCACAACGATTCTCGATCCTTTCGCGGGCAGCGGCACAACCGGCCGCGCTGCCAAGGACCTCGGCAAAAAGGCGACGCTCATTGAACGCGAAGAACGCTATTGCGAAATTGCCGCCAAGCGGATGAGCCAAGAAGTGCTCGCCCTATGGGGACCGATCCAAGGCACGATCAATGGAGACAAAACCGAGCAGATTTTGAAGACGACTAGACCTGGTGAATGAGCTGGCTTTGAGTGAATGAGTTACGACGACTGGAGGACGACTGATCCCGGAGCCGAATTTCTTGGAGATGCGGAGCAGGAGGAGGATTTGTGTTATGAAGACGATCAAGGCGAAGCGGAAGGCGGTTTTCTACCATCGTTTTGACGGTGGGATAATGGGGGAGTGTGCTTTTGATTTGGCTGGGGGGAAGCCGGTGGCTGGGATTTGTCGGGTTTGGGGGAGGCCGGATTTGATTCACCCGACCGAGTGGATTTTATGGGGCAGGCACATTTCCGAGATTCTGGAGACGAAGCCCAATATTTTGGCGAAGATAATGGTTGGCACTGACTTACCTGAGGGGGAGCGATGAGTTTGAAAGACTATTTTATTCTGGTTTTGGTTTTTCCTCTTTTACTGATCGCGTGGTATTTGCGTTGCATCGTGGTGAGTTGCAATCGGCAATGAACGAGGAGGAATGTGCGGCGTATGACTGAAGAGGAGTTTAGCAAGCGGCATCGGGATCCGGTATGGAGGTTGAACAACATCTACTGGGTGAAGGATGCGGAGACTGGAAAGGCGGTGCCGTTTCATCCTAAGGCGGAGCAGAAGGTGCTCATCGAGGCGGTCTACAGGAAGAAGCTGAGGAACATATTGGTGCCGAAGGCGCGGCAGTTGGGGATTTCGACGGTGATCAGTCTGATCATTCTGGACTCGATGTTGTTTCACGCCGGCTTGCAGGCGGCGATCATTGATCTGACGCAACCCGATGCGACGAAAAAGCTTAGGAACAAAATCCTCTTTGCTTTCGAGCGGTTGCCGGAAGTCTTACGGAGCCAGTATGAGGTTTTGAAGAGTAACGACCATGTTTTCAGCGTGAAGGTGAGGGGCGTGCAGGACGATGGGGAGAGCGAGGTGCAGGCAGGGATGAACGCGCGCGGGGACACATTTCAGGTCTTATTGATCTCTGAGTGGGGGAAAATTGCCTTTTCTGATCCGATTAGGAGCCAGGAGATTTTGACTGGGGCGATGCCGGCGGCGAAGCGGGGGATTCGCTTCATTGAGACGACCTGGAAGGGGGCGAAGAGCGGGGATTTGTGGAACATTATGCGGCGGGCGATGGAGACGAAGCCCGAGGACATGACCGACGAGGATTTCAGCTTGTTCTTTTTCCCGTGGTGGGGGGATCCGGACTATCACCTGGCGGGAAACGTGCGCCAGATCACTGACGACTGTGCGAAGTATCTCAGCGAGACCGAGGTGGAGATTGGGCGCCGGCGAGGCGAGCATTTCGAGTTTAGCCCAGGTCAAAAGTTGTGGTATTACAAGGTCGGCTGGGCGAAGGGGTTATTCAGATACGAGGAGTATCCGAGTCTCCTGGAGGAGTGTTTTCGGGCGCCGATCGAGGGGGCGATTTACGCGGATTTGCTCGACCGGCTAAGGACGACCGGGGCGGTCGGGGATTGGAAGGTGGATCGCTCGACGCTGGTGCATACGGCCTGGGACCTGGGGAGCCCGATAAACACGGTTGTCTGGTATTTTCAGATTATCGGCAGCGAGATTCGGGTGATCGATTTGGACTACGAGCTGGACCTGACGCCGGCCGAGCGGGTCGCCCGCATCCTCAACAAAGGGTATTTGCTGGGCTGCCATTTTCTGCCGCACGACGCCTTGGGGACGCAGAAGAGCGGGAAGACCTTCCAGATGGAGTTGGTGGCGTTGGGGTTAAAGACGACGCGGGTGGTGCCGCGCACGCTCGACATTTGGGTAGGGATAAACCATCTGCGCTCGATTTTGCCGCGGTTTAGTTTTCGCTTGCCGGAGTGCGACTGGGGCTTGGACATGTTGGCGGCGTATCACACCAAGCGTGAGACGGCCGGCGGGACCGCGCTCGACGTGCCGATGCATGATATTTCAAGCCACTATGCGGACGCCTTGCGGGTCCTGGCCGAGGCCGAGAGCGCGAACATGCTCCATAGCGCAGGCTTGGGGGCGATGGGCGGCGCGCACCGGGGCGTGACCGTCCGGACGGGTTTCCGGGGGAATGAGCGTCCCAGAGAACGCAGTGCTATTCTCGACCGCTTTTTCGGGCCGGCCCCAAAGGGAGTGCGGGTGATTCGTTAGGATGGTCGTTGTTGGGATTCTCCTGGCAGCGATGGAGATGAGCCCTGAATCTTTCGCTGTCTATCAATCCAGTTACTCCCTTGAGCTTGCGGTCGCAATAGGGGCATCTCAGTTCAGTGATCATAACACTTCCAGGATTATGAACACTGCCAAGATTCTACTGAAGTGATTAAAAAACTTGAGACAATAAATGGCGAGTTCGGCCTCGCGATCTATCAAACCTCCATTTTCGCGACGCTGGATAGTGCGCTCAGTTACGCCCAGGCGTTTTGCGACCAAGTTTTGACTCCCGATCTCTTCTCGAATCTCACGGTATTTTTGCGCACTCACTGTGAGATCCTGTAAGTAAGC